AAGAATGAAATGAAACTCACCACTATCGCAACCGCACTTGCCCTAACTGTCGCTGCCTGTGTTCCCGCACACGCTGGACTGTTTGACAGTCTCGCCACTGGATCGTGGCCGACGGTCGAATCCGAAGCATATAAGGTCGAAGCGTATGGTCTCGACTTTCGTGTTTACGAATGACAATCGCAGACCAATCCGAATATGACCTGTATGGTCGCCATCGGTAACGCTGACCAGGCGCCTTACATGGGTCTCCAGTGATTTCCGACACAAGGCACTCAGGAATGAACGCCTGGCTCGAGGATAAGGTAGATAATGGTCCATACTGGTTCAGGTGGACCTTCTGCTTTCTTTTCGCTTTTGTTGTTATGAGCGGCATCTTTAGCGCTGTTACCTTTGGCGTCTTTCTACTCATATCGTTCATCATATGGGAAATAGTGCCGTTTTTGACAGACGGATACATGCTCTGGTTTTTGGTTCGTATGATCTTGGCTCTGTCTCTGATCGTGACGATTGCATTCATATTCTCTAAGGAAGGAAAAGAATTTGTCAACAAACCCTCAGGCGACTGATCCGAATTTCTACATGGCCGCCGACTACTGCGCGACGGGTGAAGGTCGAACCTTGATGTTCATGGTCACTCGCGCGTATGGAAGCGTGGACGAACCACCGAACTTGACGCGAGAGGACATAGCACGACGTCAGTTTGTTCGTCAATTCGGCAACTACATGGCGATGGGCGTCGAATTCTTCGACCGCGAGACGTTTTTGGAGAAATACGGCAACCTCATTCCTGATCTTGTCAAGAACCTGACGACCAACCAGGCAACGTCTACTGGACACAGGAAATTCACTTCAACTTCTCCTAAATATGACAAAACGCCATATGGAGAGGTTCCGTGAAAGCCGTTATCTATCTGACCCGTGTTGGTCTTGCTTTGTCTGTCTTGTTCAACGTTCTGCTAGGCGGACCTAGCAACCAGACGTTCTCCGCTCGAAACTGGGCATGGAAACGCGAAGGTAAGTGGCATATCGTTCCTGTAATAGACGGTATGTTCATACTGACGACATATGTGATACAAAAACTCTTGACACCGTTCGGCGTATGTGTTAGAGTCGAAAATGTCAAAAACCATTGTATGGAATCCTGGATTTGGTGGCACACACACGCCCAGGAGCATCCATGCGAAAACCTCATAGATAGAATGGAGATATATCATGGCAAAGAAAAAGGGCGGGAAGTCCAAAGGATCCATTTCTCAGGGTAAGCACAGCAACGTGTCCAGCGCAACCCGCCGCGCTGTTCGAGCTGCACGTTCGCCGGGCGAACGCCTTCTGAACCAGCACAAGACCTGGCTCGCAGGCAAGAATGTTCGCGTTACCATCGAAAATCCGAACAAGGAAGAAACGAACAAGCGTTTCATCAAAGTCTCGGGAGACGAATACTTTGGCAAGGGTCTGCCCGCCAAAGAGCGCAAGCCCTACATCGTCCGTGGTCTCTATGCAGGAGCGGATGAATGATCGTAATCTATGGCAGAGATAGTTGTATCTTCTGTGAGAAGGCCAAGAAGCTCTGCCAGGATTACAACCTTCGTTATGAGTATCTGGACGTAATGTCGCGTCCAGAGCTCATCGAAGAATTCAAGCAGAAATTTCCCGGCGTTCGAACCGTGCCACAAATCGTATGGGACGGTCGACATATCGGCGGCTACGCTGAGTTAGCCGCAGAAATCGAAAACACAATTGGTGTATATGGAGAAGGTCAATGCTGACGAAAGACCAAGTGAAAGACATGCTTCGCGCTGGCGAAGTGACAATCGAATTCGAAAAGGCAGACGGCACGATGCGTCCGATGCGGGCGACGTTGAAAGAGTCCTTGCTGCCTGAAGTCCCAGCAACAACCAACCGCACTCGCAAACCTAACGACGATGTTCTAGCCGTGTTTGACGTTCGAGTGAACGGCTGGCGTTCCTTCCGTTGGGATCGTCTGCGCAAGGTCGGAAGCGAGGTTCTTCCAAATGGCCTCTAAAGCGCTCGGTGGAACAGAACTGATGGCGAACCGGATCAACACGCTTGATCCGGATTTGCTTTCCAACTTTGAAATCATACACTCACGCGTCCGTGATCTAGAGGAAGGCAAGAAGCGAATTCTGGTGCTTCATGATCTACCACAAGACCCCGAGGCACAGCACCTTGCAGAAGGCGGTTGGGAAAAGTTTGACCTGTTGGTGTTCGTCTCACACTGGCAACAGCAGATGTTCAATCTCTACCTCGGCGTGCCTTACTCGGCAGGTGTGGTTCTACAGAACGCAATCGATCCGATTCCTGAGCACGAAAAACCGACCGACAAGATTCGGTTGATGTATTACTCGACTCCTCACCGTGGTCTGGACATTCTGTATGCAGCGTTTCGGCAACTGGCACGCGAACATGACAACATCGAGCTGAACGTCTTTTCGTCATTCGAGTTGTATGGTTGGCCCGAGAACGATAAACCGTTTCTGGAGTTGTTCGACAAGTTGCGTGAACATCCTCAGATCAACTATCACAAGTCGGTGTCGAACGAACGCATCCGCGAAGAAATCCAGAGGTCGCATATCTTTGCCTATCCTTCCGTATGGCAAGAGACTTCATGTCTGTGTCTGATCGAAGCTATGTCGGGCGGTCTATACAGCGTTCACTCCTCGCTTGCTGCGTTGCCTGAGACAAGCATGGGTATGACTGCGATGTATGGTTACATCGAAGATCGTCAGGTTCACGCTGAGCGATTCTATATCAATCTCAAGCAGGCTATCACATATTTCGAAAAAGGCAACCTTCGATCCAAGATCAAGATGAAGCTCCGTAACGACAAGATCAACGCGGACTATCGATACTCTTGGCAGTCTCGCGCTCAGCAATGGGAAGGTTTGCTGAAAAATCTTGCTGCTCACGGTTGACAACGCGCTACCTAAGTGTTAGGTATGATTCGAACGAAAGAGAGAGACACAACATGTTTCAGATCAACGAATCGATCATCCTCGAAGTCTACGACGGTGAAGGCGAATACCTTGTGTCGTGTGAGCTCGCTGAGTTTGCCTATGACAACGAGATTGCGAGTGACGGCGAAGAATATGCCGCAATCGTTGAAGCACTTGAATTCGCGGGTTACTACGAAGGTGGCGGCGGTGCTGCCGCTTCGTATGTCCTGATCGTCAGCGCGTGAGGTAAAAATGACACGAGCCGCAACCAAATCGAAGAAAATCGCAGAGCGGGCCGTTCCCAAACGGTCCGCTCGAACCATGGAAGAAAAGCATATCGGTCTCGAAACGACCAACTGGTCTGAAGTCGCTGACTTCGAAACCGCGTTTCGTGACACTCTCCGTCACTACGGTTACTTCTACGACACGAAAGACTATCAGAAGTGGGTGAAAGATTGGTTCAAAAAGAACCGGTCGAAGGACTCCAAGTATCTAACGCCTCTTGAACCATGGCGTTTCTCCTCGACACTGGCGGGTATGTGCAAGATGGCCGTCAACGGTGCACAATACACCGGTCGCCGTCTGGAATGGTTCAACGAGAAAATCTCTGAATTGGTCGCCTTCGGCAAGGCGAAGATCAAAGAGAAGAAAGAGGACAAGACCACCACGACTGTCGCCCGCAAGTCGCCGGCAGAGCTTGTCAAAGAAAAGACCTCAGACTTCATCGCTGAGACAGAAGGCGTTCTGGACGACTGGGAGAACGCACCAGAAGATTACTCGGTGTTCGCAGAGCTTCAGAAGATCGACGCCGCCTATGTGACGGCGAAGGCGGTTGCTGACTACTACACACCGATTCGCGACGAAATCGCTCTGCTGGTCTCCAAGAAAGACAAGGAACTACTCGAAGCATACGAGTCGATGCCGGTTCGTAATCGCAAGAAGTATTTGACCTTCCTTGAAACCATCGTCGCGGACGCCGAGAAATACATGGCGACCAAGAAAGCGGTTCGCAAGACGCGCAAGAAAAAGGCACCGTCCGTCGGCGCTCAGGTCGCGAAGGTTCAATACCTGAAAGACAGCGCGGAATACAAGATCGCGTCGGTCGACCCGACGACCATCGTTGGCGCCACCGAGGTCTGGTTGTTCAACGTCAAGTATCGAACCATGAGTCGTCTGGTCACTTCGTCCAAGACTGGGTTCACCGTCAAGGGCACGACGATCCAAGACGTTGATCTTGAAGCCTCGGGTAAGAAAAAACTCCGCAAGCCGGACGAATTCTTCGCTGAGACAGCCAAGACCACCAAGGCGAAGATCAAAAAGACCTATGACGCCATCCGCACAAAAGAAGCGGCAACCACCGGTCGCATCAACTCTGACACCATCATCTACAAGGTCTACTAACGTAGGCCTTGTTACAATTGTGTTGTTTTAGACTGGAAAGAGTGAACGCCTGTCCGCAGTCTGGGCAGGTGTGGTTCTTTTTATAGGGACCTCTCTTTTTCCCTATTCTTTTCGCTATCGTCTCGGGAGATTGCTTTCCCCAACCAGGAACCTTTTTCTTGTTTTCTTGTTTGGTCTTGTTGATCTTCGCGATAACTTCTGGATCGGCATTGACCGCGAAGGTGCCGTTTTTTCTCCGTGTCGCGACCATCTTTTTGGCATTGTTGACGCCAAGATTGCCTTTTATGATCTTGGTCTGTTTTACTTTTTCTTTGGATGCTGTGTAACCACCTTGCCCTTGTTCTCCACACAGGTTGGCAAACTCTTTTGATTCAACAACATTCCACAGGCGAGAAAAGAATAGACCTTTCTCGCGGATATCGTTTTCTTCCTTGGTTGCCAACAGAATATTGGTTGTTATATCATCACCGTGTTTTTCTAGGTGTCTGCGCCAGACGATTCCCGAACCACGATACTTGTGTGGGTCTTGAACCGTCTTGCCAAGATACTTCAAGCCGGTCTTGTTGTGTGTTTTCAGATAAAGATAAATAGTCTTGCTGGACATTTAGGCCTCCCTCAGGTTGTCTAGAGTTAGTGGGCGCGCCAACGCCGCGACTAACGATTCTATTTATGCCTTGCCATACCTTGATCGATACTATATAATAGTAAGAAATAGATAGAAGGAGAATCAGATTGATACTTGTGGATTTGAATCAGGTAATGATTGCGACCATGATGGTCCAATTAGGATCGCACACTAACGCGGAAGTTGACGAGAATATTTTAAGACACATGGTCTTGAACAGTCTCCGTTCGTACCGTAAGAAATTCAAAGACGAATATGGCGAGCTCATCATCTGTTCCGACGACAAGAATTACTGGCGCCGCTCTCGGTTTCCCTACTACAAGGCAGCACGAAAGAAGTCGCGCGAGAAGTCGGAACTCGACTGGTCGGCCATCTTCAACGCACTCGGTCATATCAAGGCAGAACTGAAAGAATTCTTTCCGTATCGCGTCCTGCAAATCGAGACTGCCGAGGCAGACGACATTATTGGCACACTTGTTCACAAGTATGGCACACCGTTGAACACGGGCGAACCGATTCTGATCCTGTCCGGAGACAAAGACTACATTCAACTTCACACCTACGCGAACGTCAAGCAGTATGACCCGACGCGCAAGAAGTGGATTCGCCGCGACGACCCCGAGGAATATCTCCGCGAGCATATTATTCGTGGCGACGCCGGCGACGGCATTCCTAACATTCTTTCTCCCGACACCGCCTTTGTTCTGGGCGTCCGTCAGAAGCCCATCACCAAGAAACGACTCGAAGGATGGCAAGACCTAAATAACATCGACGGCGAGGCGAAGCGCAACTACCTTCGCAACAAGTCGTTGATTGATCTTGGTGAGATTCCGCAAGATATTCAAGATCAAGTAATGGAAGCGTATGAAGAACAGGCCGACAAAGACCGCAGCAAACTGTTCAACTACTTCGTGGCGCACCGACTGAAACATCTAATGGAAGTGATTGGAGAATTTTGAATGGCTACCACACTATCGCTGGCGGAGATTGTCAACACCGCCTGCAAACTGAAAACGAAAGAGGAAAAGGTTGCGTGGCTACGCAAGCACAACTCGCTGCCTCTACGCAACATCCTGAAACTCATGTATGACCGCAACATGAAGCTTCTGCTTCCGAATGTCGCGCCGCCATACAAACCTTCTGACTTGCCAGACTCACATGGTATGTTGTATCGTGAGACTCGAAAGCTGAAGCACTTTGTTGAAGGCTTCTCGGGCAACATTACCCAGATGAAACGCGAACAACTGTTCATCCAGATGCTTGAGACGGTCGACCGCGAAGATGCGGAACTGCTTATCAAGATGATCGCACAGAAACCGCTGAAAGGTCTGACAGCGGAGACTATCAACGAAGCCTTCCAGACTGAATTGGTGCCTGTGAAGGCAACCAAGACCAAAGAAACCACCAAAGAGTAAGGGAAATGTCCAAGAAATTTCGAGACTGGCGGGAAGATTACGAAGTCGAAGAAGTCAAATTCAAGAAGCGAGACGGCAAGCGTTACGACAAAAAGAAAGACAAGATTCGTAACGCTCGCAAGAACAAGCGGAAATTGAAGAATGCTTGGCTGAACACCTAACAGAAAGTGACTAGATTATGAACCTACATGACAAACTGATACTCACCGACGCCGACGGCGTGCTTCTTGCTTGGGAACACGCGTTTGATGAATGGGCCCACAAAAAGGGCTACAAGAAAGAACGTGAGGACGTTTACGGTATGGACGAGTGTTACGGTATCTCGCCCGATGAAGGTCAATACTTGATCGACCGTTTCAACCAGTCCGCATGGATCGGTTGGTTGTCACCGCACCGCGATGCGCTCAAGTATGTGAAACTATTGCACGAAGAACATGGTTTTGTGTTCCGTGTTATCACATCTTTCGAAAAGGACATGTATTCGGTCCGTCTGCGGGAAATGAACCTACATCGTCTCTTTGGTCAGAACGTGTTCGAATCCATCCATTGCATCGGTGAAGATGGCAAAGAACATTATCTTGAACCATACCGCGATACAGGTTGTATCTGGTTGGAGGACAAACCGTCCAACGCTGTGAAAGGCGCAGAACGTGGCTTGAACACCTTCCTGTTTCGCCATCCCTACAACGAGAATTTCTATCACCCTGACATTCAAAAGGTGACGACTTGGAGGGAACTCTACAGTCACATTGCCTAAATAGTCCAGTGAAGAACGAAGTGAAGGCGGTCTTCGGGTCGCCTTTTTTCTTAGGAGGTAACATGCCACTATATGACTTTATGAATGAAGAAACCGGTGAGATTGAGTCTCACCAAATCAAGATCGCAGAGTATGATGAATTCTGCGAACAAAACCCCCATCTCAAAAGAAGATTGTCGGCGCCGGGTTACGCGGATGCCGCGCGGCTAGGTGTGACCAAAACACCCGAGAGTTTCAACCAATTGGTGAAGAACATCAAAAAGAGGTATAAGCACTCGACAATCGAAACCAGATAAGGATCATCAAATGGTCGCTAGACAACAAAAAAGACTAACCAAGAGAGAAAAGCGCCGTCTAAAGCAAGAGGGAATCCTATCAGACGATAATCGACTTACAAGTAGGTTCAATATCGCCAAGTATATTCAACCCATGACACGAAATCAAGAAATCGCATTCGAGTCCTGGGACGAAGGTTATCACTTGATGCTACATGGCATTGCCGGCACAGGCAAAACATTCCTCGCACTCTATTTTGCACTACGCGAGGCAATGAAACATTCGACTCCATACGAAAAAGTCTATATTGTTCGATCTACAGTATCAACCCGCGACCAAGGTTTCCTACCTGGTTCACAGAAACAAAAAGAAGCGGTCTACGAAGAAGTCTACCGCGAAGTCGCACAAGAACTATTTGAGAGGGGCGACGCTTACGACATTCTCAAGCAGAAGAACCTTGTGGAGTTTCGTTCTACATCTTTCCTGAGAGGCGTCACGTTCAAGAAATGCATCGTGGTCGTGGACGAAGTCCAGAACATGACAGACGGCGAACTACACACCGTCATGACCCGTATCGGTGAGAACGCGCGAATCATCTTTGCGGGCGACGTGAAGCAAGACGACCTCACAAGCGAACGCAAGAAAGAATACTCCGGTCTAAGGGACTTCATGCGTATCATCCAACAGATGCGAGAATTTGACTTCGTGGAGTTTACGGCGGACGATATCGTTCGAAGCGCACTGGTCAAGTCATACATCCTTGCCCGCGACCGCCTGGGTCTATAAATATGTGGTACCTAGGAGAGATAGTAACGGATTTGGACGGTTCTTTAGCCGTCCAGATTCGAGCAGATCACCTCAAGCAAATGGGTTGGGACGAACAAACCCTGCTTGAATGGATGATAGAGGAAGAAACGAATGAGAGAGAATCAAAAACGTCTGAGGGTCGTTGAAATAGACGGAAAAAGAAAGACGTTAAGCGTCACCGAAGAAGAACTTCAAAATTTTATGAACGAAAACAATAACGCTGTTCTGATAAGGTAATGCCAGTTGTCAATACTTCAATCACGTTTACCAACATTGCCAGCGCTGAAGGCGCTGACCAATATTTTGTCGCAAATACTGGACTACCGCCTGTCTATCAAGGGCAAGAGTGGCGAATTAACGTTGACTTTATCGCTGAAGCTGAAGAAGGAGAGGTTGACACCTTCAGCGTTGTTGGTGTATCATATTCTGGAAACTCTGCTTTTGCTGATTCTACCTCGACTGATTCGGTCAGTTTGACACCTGGTATCGATCCTTTCGATAGCACGTTTACATTTATCGACTTTGTGAATGGTCAATATACGACATACGAGAAAGAGGTGGACGAAGCGCGAGCAGACGGTTTTTCCGCGTTGACGCGATGGGACCCACCGCCGCAATCTGTTCTGAACTTCACACACACTTTCGACGTGACGGTTCGAAACAACACGACAATGGCGAACACGGTTCTACAGGTTGTTGAAACGAGTAACATCTATTTCGAGTATCCGCCTTACACACAATTGGTCGTTGATCTAGTGTCAGAAGGAGCATTCTAATGCCAGCAGCATCATACGACGGTCACCAATCGACCACGGGACACCCTTGTGATCCCGTCACCGGTGTTATTGCGGCCAGTCAGACCAAGGTGTTCATCGAAGGCATTCTAGGTCTGGTTCAAGGCGATCCGACCGCGCCGCACACCATTCTATCGGGCGACTCTTGTGTGCCACACTCCGCACAGATCAACGCCGGATCATCCAAGGTTTTCTATCAGGGCATTTCCGCAGCGCGCATTGGCGACTCATGCGATGGTGGTGCCATGATCCAAGGATCGTCAAAGGTCTTTGAAGGAGGATAAATGTTTCGTCATGTGAATATGAAGGCGCTGCCTGAGTTGGTCGAAGAAACTCTATCGACTGGCAGAACCTATGTGACACCCGGAGGCAACAAGTATCCTTCTATCACGACTGTCCTCAAGGTTCGATCCGAAGAAGGCATACGCGCATGGCGCGAGCGCGTGGGTGAGGAAGAAGCCAAACGCGTTATGAGACAGGCATCTATTCGAGGCACCGCGGTTCACGAACTCGCAGAACGATACCTGAACAACGACCCAGACTGGAAGAAAGGCGCCATGCCGATCAATCTGCATACGTTTATGCAGCTGAAACCAATCCTTGACAATCGCGTGGACAACATCTGGGCACAAGAGGTGCCACTATACAGTGATCGTTTCCGCATCGCAGGTCGTGTTGACCTTATCGCAGAAATGGACGGCGAACTCACGGTCATTGACTTCAAGACAGCGCGCAAAACGAAGAAGTCGGAGTGGATCGACAACTACCGACTACAGGCATCTTTCTACGCTGCCGCGTTCTATGAGAGAACACAGACCCCCATCCGAAAATTTGCCATCCTTATCTCACCCGACGGCGGCGATCCTCAGGTTTTTACCGGCAGCACACATGAACATCTGCCCGAACTTCTCAAGGTAAGAAAAGAGTATGCCGCCAAATTTGGCGCTTGACACCTGATTCCACATGACTATATTATGACAAGAAAGGATAGAGTATGTCGTATAGCAAACGCACCTGTGTTGACTGTGGTTTTCGTAATATTCAACCGAAAATGATACAGGTTGAACGTCCTGTGAAAACAGGCAAGTCCCAAGGCAGCAACCTGGATTGGAGCCTTTTTCGGGCACAGAGCTTCACAACGCGCAATCGGCCGCCATATCTTCAATTCTTCGAAACGCAACTACTATCGTTTCAAAAAAGTCTGGCTCTGTTCGGACTGTGCAAATTCAAAATGAGGCAAACAATGTTCGTAGCGAAACCTAACCTGAATGACAACCGAGGCATGAAACAGTTTCCGACCAAGAAGGAAGCCGTGGAGTATCTCGAAAAATACACCGGCTTTGAAATGTCGTGGGAACGCAACAAGAAAACCGGCGAGATTACCTATGACTGGGAACTGATCGGAAAGCTGTATCCGGCATGAGATTGTCAGATTTGGAAAGCACGATGCCCGGTCACACCGGCGACCGGGCATCGAGTCTGAGACGATTGAAGTCAAATATCGAAGAACGGTATCCGAACATCACTGTCCGTGATATCTCTTATCACGACCTCGAATGTTACTGGCTTCGTGCTGAGTGTAAAGGTATGTCCTTCAACATCACACACGAATTGTTTGAAGATGGCATACTGGAAAGTGTTTTTGGAAATGACAATCACAGCGTTTCGTGACGAATACCGTTTTCTGTCAAACTTCTGGCCTGCGCCCGTGGAGGGTCCGGGCCAGATCGTTTTTCCGACGGTAGAACACGCGTATGTTGCGTGGAAAACAGACAACCCGGTTCTGTGGAAAGAAATCGCGACCATCGAACACCCTGGTCGCGCCAAACGTCTTGGTCGCATTGCC